TAACTTTTAATCTTTTGGTGTTAACACAATTCTTTCTCTGAGTACAGAGTTCTAAATTATCTCTAGTATTATTATTTCTAACACCATCTATGTGATTAACAACTAAATTGCAAGGTAAATCTTTATTTGTGTAAAGACAATAAAGAATTCTATGTATATAGAAACTAGAGTTATTCAACCCTACACGACAATAGCCTTTGTTCATAATATTTCCTGCTGTAGAATTCTCTTTTGCAGATAAAATATTTCGATATTCTCCACTATATACTGATTTCTTCCATCTTAGTAAAGTTGGTGAGGAATCACAAAAGTAAAACCATTCGTTACAAAACGCAAAAGTTAACTTTTTTACTTGTGATGGAACATTAATGTTGAATTTTGGATTTAAAATTATCATCAGATTCTTTTCTAACTCCAAAGCTTCTTTTTCATGAAGATTTTCCTTTATCAATACAGTCTTGTATTGACTTGATTTCATGAACACGAGTAGTTCTTTGTTTCTTCCAGCTTTACATTTATATCTGTTTAACTTACCTTTACCAACATAAACAATTTTGTTATCTAAAAGAAAGCAGTACACATAGTAATTCATTATTTCTCCCGAAATATATCCTAAAAGATTATAAGCAGGAAGATGGATAGTCTTCTTTTCGGTCGGCCAACCTAGCTTATAAATTGTTAAAATTATAAGAAAAAGCCCTAGCTTTCACTAAGGCTTTCAATATAATCTCAGGGATTAATATATGGTTTATTCTTTAATTGGATGAGAATAAACGCACTACTGTAGCAGGGCGACGAATCAATGATAGGTGATTGGCTTCGCTTTCTAGTTCAATACCTTCATCTTTAGGATCACGGTATTGGAATACATAGGCTTCTTGACCTAGTGTATTTACTAGACTCATCTTGTTAGCATGGCTAAAGTGAGTTACGAAAGTATCGCTTGTGCCCATAGGTAGAGCATAAGCATCGCCTGAAGGAATCAAAGCTGTACCGTTGTATGAACCACGATATTCAATGAAGTCCATACCACCGTGAGAGAATCTACGGTATACACCTGAACCTAGACGCTGACGTAGGGGTTCCTGTGTTGAACTGTAATACTTGTAAGCTTCCTTGATCTGTGCGTGGCTGATAAGCTTGGCAAAGAATACTGGTGAGCAAAGTACGGTTACTCCGTTGATAACTTCACCTGATAGTTGGTTATCTTGAATGTGAGCAATAACTTCTTCGATCTTAGCTGTAAGTTCAGTAGTTGTTGTACCTAGTACAAAGTCTACTACTTTACGAGTAATACCGAATGTGGTGTAATAGTCACCTACTACTGTACCGTTAGGAGCATATACGGCACCGTTTGTGATAGCATAAGCACGAGCAGCTTCTAGAGTTACAGCGTGGTTTCTACGAATACGCTCTAGTTTACGAGCAACTACAGCAGCTTCTGTATCTACACCGTCTGAACCATAAGCACGCTTACCGATCAGGTCTTGAGGACGAATAGCGTCATCAAGTGTAAAGTGAGGAACAGCAAAAGCGTAGATACTACGTGTGTCGTCCTTGTTGACATTGTTACGTTGACCACGTACACTATCACCAATAACACTTAGAGTACCTGAGTACGCTTCGATGTTAATGCTGTGTTGTGCAACAGGTTCGTTACGGAAAATGCCTAGTTCGTTGATTAGACCCCAGGTATTAGGGATTAGGTTTAGTTCTTCTGTTAGATCGACAACCTCAAATGGTTTGTCGAATGAGCGAATGATTGCCATTTTTCTTATTCCTTGTTAATTATAGATTAAACAGTAGTGTTAACCATGATACCCTTGGCTTCTAGAGCAGCATATACTGCATTCTTTTCAGCATCTAGGTCATGTGAAGCGTCAAGGATAAGGGCAGCTTTTGATACAATAGCAGGGCCTTTAATTAGAACTTGAACTAGAGTGTCGGTGTTTAGAACAACAGTCTTGTCTTCGATTAGGATAGCGTCAGCTACGTTAGAACCGTCAACAGCAGTTTGTACACAAATCTTGTACTTACCACCGGCAGTTACTTTACCAAGAACAGTACCGATCAATAGGTTTCCAGCAGTACCATTGTATGTAACAACAGCACGAGTGAAACCAGTTTCAGGCCATAGTTCTTTCTTTACTGTGTTGCTGAAGCGAAAATTTTCAGTGTATAGTGCAGGCATTATATATTTCCTTTATAAATTATTTCTTTAGATTTGCTTTTACTGCTTTAGCAACAGCAGATTCTTTTACTTCAGGCTCTGTTTCACCAGCAGCACCAGTTTCAGTGAAAAGCGCAGACTTTTCTACTAGTTCGTTGATTTCAGATAGTGCCTTAACTACAGCTTGGAAATCTTCGTCAGAAGCATCCTTAACTGCTTTAAACAGAACTTCAGCTTTAGCTTCGTCCTTGATAGCGGCTACTACTTCAGCTTTACGGGCTGCAGCCTTAACTACTACTTTTTCTTCTTCTAGTTTAGCTAGTAGGTCACGAGCTTTTTGCAGTTCTACAGCTTGTTCATCTAGTGACTTTTGTAGAGCAGCAAGAGCAGATTTCTCTACCATTTCTACTTGATTTTCATCCATTTTGATTTCCTTGACTTTAGGTTTTGTTGATTTCATTGCTAGTTCGGCAGATGCCTTAGTTAGCTTTTCTTCCAGCATTTCTTGATCCTTTAGCAAGGAAAGATACTGTTCTTCGTTTAGCTTGGTTAATACTGAAGTTAGATTGCCTAAATCATGAGCAGATTTGATAATCTCAAATGATGACATTCTTTCTTCAATCCAGTCTTGCATTTCTTTCTTAGCTTCATCAGCTTCCATAGCTTGAGTATCAGCAGGTTCTACATAACCCATCATAGTAGCTAAGATTTTTGCATCTCGATCATACACATGAAAGAACTTTGATAGAAAATCAGGTAGTTCCATTGTTACTTTTACTTGCTGCATCTTTTCGATAGCTTCAGGTGAGAATCCGTTGGCTTTCATGATTAGTGCGTATGAATGACCATTTGCAGGTCCATTTTGGTCTTTACTTACCAGCGCAATATGGCTAGATTCTTTTTCAAAAGAAATATTTTTTAATGTTCTTTTTGCTTTTGGTCTGGTTACAGTTGTCATTGTTTTCCTTTCAATTTCCAACCAGCAGCAGACTTTCTACTGTTAGTAAGACAAAATAGTTTATTGATAGACTCCCGATTCACATCATATTTTGAACAAAGATCATGCCTAGTGCATGTGATTTCAAAGTTATCCGATAGTCGAACAAAGGTGTATAATGTAAGATCAGCGTTGTGGTTATTATTACCATAAGCAGAAGGTCTTTTTACTTCACGTTTAACTCTGTCTAAATGACTATATCGTTTTTCTTTTAAACCATTAGAGATGTTTAGCCTTTGTTGGTCACTGAAGATTAAACCAGAACAACCTTCACCACCAGAAGTAAGATTAGTAAGAGGATAACCAATGTAGTTAAATTCTAAAATCGCATCTCTTTCACATTGAAAGGCTTCTTCTTCGGTTAAACCATCAAAGATAATTTCTACTTTGATTCCGTGTTTATTCTTTACTCTTTGCCAATAAAGATTTCTTCCTTTACTTTGAAAGTCCCAAGCTCTGTTTCCAGAACCCTTACCTACATAAAAAGGAAGGCCATCTGATTCTCTATAATGAACATAAATATAATATTTATTCATCAATATCTTCCACCGTAGCCATAGCACCGATGCTCACTCCACAAACTTCACCAGATTTAATCAAATCCCAAAGTCCATTATTATGGCATTGGATATTACATAACCATGTACCCTTGTTAACTACCTTGTCTCCAAGGATGAAGTCAACAGGTGCAATATAACTTTCGATAATCGAAAACATATCTGTTTTCACTAAGTGAAACAAATTAGCTTGCATACTGTGTTTATTAAATGAGTGACAGGCTTTTCTTACTTCGTCTTCTGAAGTAATATCACCGTGAAGATCCGTTTCATTTGGGACCATCACGATGAATGTAGCTTGCATTAATTCTTCTGTTAACGCTTTGGTTACTGGAAGTGATCGAATATTAGGGAGTGCTTTTACAGGTTGTTTCATATTATTCCTTTATATTAAAAGCAGTCAAATATAAGTATATCATGTTTTACTAGTATTGTCAAGGGTAAATAAGATTAAAGTGTACTTGCGAGATTAAAAATTTCACTAAGCTCTTGTCTTGATATCCCTAACTCACTAGCTAGATGCAAAAGAATAGGATTATTACTTTCGAAAGTTAATCTATCTCCCCATTCAATCGCTACTTTTTGTTTTAGTACTGCCTCGGTAAAGTAATCTTGACGGATTTGCATTCGTACTTCACAGTTTGTGAGATTAGTAGGAGTATCACCAGACAACCATTGAAAGTTTTTTCTGAAGGTACTCCCTTGGTATAAAGTAAGATTAATAGTAGCCGGTTTCATGATTTTCCCTTATATTAAGACCAAAGTATTAATTATAAGTGTAAAATCAATATTTGTCAATAGATCAGCTATGGTTTCTGAATATCTATTTTATTAGAAAATAACAGAAATGATCATTTATGATCTCTAACTAGAAAATAAGGTATTACCCTTTGTTTTCTAAGTTATCAGATGAAGTGTCAGTACCGCTTAAAGTTTTAGCTGTACCATTTCCTACTGTACCTACTTCCATTCCTGCTCCTGACTTAGACGACATATCACCCATAGCTTCTTTGTCTACAGGCTCATCTTCTGGTCTAGGATCAATCCCTAGAGATTTACGTACAGCATTTAGTACATCACGATCTTTCTCAATCAACTGAGTACTTGCTAGACGTTGGTAAGCTTTTGATAGACTTTCTAAGTCAATGTCAGTTAGACCTTCGTAATCTAATCTACCCATTCTTGCAATATCGAAACCATTCAGTTCGTAAAGGTGACGAATTACATCACGTTCAATAGACTCCATGATATTCATGAGCATAGATTCAATAGCTGCACCAGTTAGAGTACTCTTTACTTGAGCTAGTGCGAAAGATCCTACTCCTGATTGTCCTTGAATTAGTAGATCAGCAAATAGTGAAGTATAGATTTGATTAACGTAGTATTCCTTAACCTTATTAATATCAAACTGCTTCTTACCATCAACAGATAGTAGTTGCATGTCAAATAAAGGAACACGAGTAGCTTCGTCTACGGTACTAGGTAAGATAACACCTTGTTGTTGATGAACCTGTACGTTTCTAGCAATACTCTTGAAGTGCTCAAGCAAAGCCTTTTGATCAGGAGAAGCATCTGTACTCAAATATTGAGCAGGGATCTTCATCATAACCATACCGTTTAAGTCTTTAGCAATACCAGTAGCTTCAATCTCTGAAAGTACTTCTAGGTATCGGTAAGGAGCATATACGTTGCGCAGCAATGATCTACCATAAGGATCGTCTGGATTCTTGCCAATTACGATGTGCAAGTATTTACTTCTAGGAATTACTACGGTACTACCAACAACAGAACTATATCTTCCATTGTCAGATCCTCTAAGGTTCTGTTTTACTCCAATTACGGAATGTCCATCTTCAGAGAAGATAAACTTTTCGATAGATTTCTGATTACGTAAAGCTAGTTTCTTAAGACCAATCTTACCATCATCAAACTTGCTACCTGAAGACTTTAATCTTCTGCGGAATACTTTTTCTAATACAGCAAAGCCAAACTTATTACTTGTAAGACAATCTTTTAATACTTGACGTAATGAAATATCCATATCGTTCAAGCATTCATTAATAAACTTAGCTTCTTCTTTTTCTGCATCAGTAGCTTTATCAGGAGCTACGAATCTAAACTTAGCTCTGCAGATAAGATTCTCGTAAAGAGACAAAGGAGAGTTAATAGCAGGACTATATGACATTTGATCATAGATTTTCATGCTATAAGGAAAGTTTAAGTTTCTGTCAATCTCGTCTTGTGTAATCCCATTGAATACGTCATAACCTGAGTATCCAATTTCGTTCATCTTAAATCTTTCTGGTTGATCACCGGGAAGAATAGCTTTCTCTACCGGGATTTTTCTTGGTCTTGCCATAAATTATCCTTTATTGTTTGCTTCTGATTACAGCAAGAATTCCAAGCATAACTTGCCCATAACTCATACTGGCACCAATAGGATTTCCAGTTACACTATCCAATAACGGTACAGACAGAACCATGTCTTGTGGGTTTACCTGAAAGGTATTTACATTCTCATATCCGATAGGTCTGTGAGTACCGTCTTCTAGTTTTACATGTTCTTGTTCTGTGAATTGAACCGTAGCAGTGTTAGGTGCTGTGTAGTCAATAACGATCTTCTCAATTCTTGAGTAAGGTTTTCCAATGATTGTTGAATCAAAGTTCATGATAATATTCCTATATTCGATTTAGATAAATAATGAAAAGCCCAATTAAGGGCTTTCCTTCAGATTAAGACCATGCCTTTAGAGACACATAACCAGCTACAACAGTGGCACCTGCTGTACTTACTCTTACTCTTGCAAATGTGCAAGAAACCGATGCTAAAGTATATTGAACTGTACTTGATGCTACTGCAGTTAAAGGTGTACCAATATCGCAGAAGTTTACACCATCCTCAGAACCTTGCAGTTGAAGTGCAGGGGGAGTTGTCGCTGTACCAATATTAATTACTAGTTGTAAGTTATTAGCTGCTCCGCTGAATAATACTGGAGTAGTACTATTTAGGGTAGTTAATACAATACTTCTATCCATTAATCTTTTCTGAGGTTCAGCTTGAATAAATGGTAGTAAGTTTCTAGTAGCAGACATTGTAAAGCTTGGTGTAGTACCAGCAATGGTTCTTACATAACGCACGTTTCTTCCGCTTGCACGAAGGATCGGAGTATTGTATGATCCAGTTGCAGTAATTCTTTGCATTTCGTAAAGAGTAACCCAATTAGTACCACCATCATATGATTCTTCGATTCTAATATCCATTGTTGGAGTAGTACCAGTTACGGCAGTTACTGCAAAAGATACTTGGAAACCGTTACCTTTATCATTAGCAATAGAAGCACTAGTTGCTGTTGAAGTAATAGCTGCAGAAGCAATATCTACGATACCAACTACAGAAGGTCTAATAGGCCAACCACCTGTACCGTCTGTTGTTGAAATAGCAGCAGCAGTACCTTGGTTAGCACTAGTAGATGCTACTGTAGCAGTAACAGATCCAGATACAGGTACTGTATTTAGTACGCTAACAGGAACAGCCTTATCGGATCTGTTAGTTCCTTGACCATCTACCTGAACAACTTGCTCTCCACCACGATAAGACAACATGAAGTCGTGACTACGAAGTGTAGGACGAAGAATAACAGCACCACTGCAGTTAGTAGAAACCATTGTTGGAAGATTAGGTGATACTCTATTACCAAAGATATCAACAATTGGTTTTAGTGTCATTACAGCAGCACTTAGGTGAGCTACTTCATATGCTCCATCCAAGTTCATATCTGCACCAGTAAGATCTGCTCTTACACCATGTAGATTAATATAATCGCCTTGATTAAGACCTGACCATGATGTGTTACCAATTACATCTAACCAATTACCTGTATCTGCTACACGAGTAACAACAGATTGTACTGTCTGAGAAATAATCCCAGGCTGATCACGATTTCCATTAGCCAATACAACCATACCACCATAACCTGTAGCAGTACCTGTACCAGCAACAAGAGTAAACTGAGTTGAGTTTAATACAGTAATGACTGTAGGAGTAGTAATAGGAGCAAAGTTAACAACATCTCTATTACCTTTGATTGTTACATACTGACCAGTTTGGAAGGTATAACTTCCATCGTGAGTAACAGTCCATGTTGTGCTACCTGCTTTTGAAATACTGATAATATCAGCAACAGGTCTAGACATGTTAATAGGTTTAAACAATCTGAATTTAGGATATAGTAAAGCACCAGAAGCAGGTTTTACACTGGTTCTAGGAAAGTCCACAGTAGCCCATGTTGCTTGTGATTGTTCAGCTTTACTAAGAACAACAGC